AAAGAGCCATTGCAGGTTCACGTCAAATCTTCTCAGAAGGCATATCTATTAACAGGCTCTCGTGTGTAATACTTGCTATACCAATGTCTAATGATAGTTTGCTGGAACAAATCGTGGGTAGGATACAGCGAAAGTTTCCAGATAAACTAGACCCGTTAGTAGTAGACATTAATTTTGCTGGATACGCCGATAAAAAACAAAATAACGATAGGCTTGGCCTATATATGCGTAAAGGCTGGCAAATAACTACCATATAAAAAAATTAACTTGCACATAGCTTGTTAATCTGATATAATATATATTAAGTTGTCGAATATGATACTTTTCTTTAACCTTTCAGTATTAGAAGCAGAAACCTTAGGAAATCCTAAACAAATGGTTGAAAAGCTTCGATTGTTTTATACAAAGAAACAGATACCTAAAAATAGTTATTCAAAAGTAAAACCTATTCGTAATTTAATTGGTAATAGTTATCTAATCAACCCAGATGGGTTTTTTGCTGATAATATAACGGATATAATTTATAAATCACAATATATACAGTTAGCGGGTAGACGAGATTATAGTTTATACAAACTATTTAACGTAAAATACTTAGACCTATCATACTTTAAAGATATTGATCTAGATAACATAAAAACAAACCCACTAATCACTATAACACAAAACAAAATATACTTCAAGTACGAGGAAAATTAAAAATGGCAATTAGCTTCAAGAACACAAAAGGCAAAGCACAATCAAACAAAGTCGAATCTTACGAATATAAAGATGGTGAGAATGTAGTACGTTTAGTTGGTGGAGTTCTCCCCCGCTATATTTACTGGTTGAAGGGTTCTAATAACAAGGACATTCCAGTAGAGTGCTTGGCATTTAGCCGCGACAAAGAAAAGTTTGACAATCTACAAAAAGATCATGTGCCTGACTTTTTCCCAGATCTAAAGTGCAGCTGGTCATACACTGTCAATTGTATTGACCCTAAAGATGGTAAGGTCAAAGCCCTTAACTTAAAGAAAAAGCTTTTTGAACAAATTCTGACAGCAGCCGAAGACTTAGGTGATCCTACAGACTTTGACACTGGCTGGGATATTGTTTTCAAGCGAGTAAAAACAGGCCCATTGGCTTATAATGTTGAGTACCAGTTGCAAGTGTTGCGTTGCAAGCCTCGTCCACTATCAGATGCAGAACGTGAATTGGTTAACGCTTCTAAATCAATTGATGAAAAATACGTTCGCCCAACAGAAGATGAAGTGTTGGCTCTATTAACTAAAATCACTACAAACAGTGATGAAGATGAAAATGGTGATGCCGCCTCTGAAGCAGAGCGTGAAGCCGTTAAAGACTTAGGTTAAAACTATAGCCCGCAAAATTAAACACTTTGCGGGCTATTTTGTCTATAAAATATGAAAATACTATTTACAGCTGATGTACATATAAAATTAGGTCAGAAAAACGTACCTATTGAGTGGGCAAAAAATCGTTTTCGTTTATTTGTTGAGCAATTTCAACAAATGCAAGAACAAGCTGATTTAGTAATTATTGGTGGTGATGTTTTTGACCGACTACCAACAATGGATGAAGTAGAGTTATATTTTGACTTTGTAGCTAGCTTTAATAAGCCAACAATTATTTATCCAGGTAATCACGAAATGCTTAAGAAAGACACTACTTTCTTAACAAATCTTAAAAAGTCAACTAATCGACTAAATCCTAAAGTAGAAATTATTGATGATTTTTACAGTCGAGACGGAATAGACATTATTCCATACAATAAACTAAAAGAATTTGAAAAAGCTCCACATCTAACACATGGTAAGATATGTTGTACTCATGTTCGTGGCGAAATCCCACCCCACGTCAAGCCAGAAGTTGATCTAGAATTATTTAAACGCTGGGATATTGTGTTAGCAGGGGATTTGCATAGCTATGAAAACTCGCAACTTAATATTCTGTATCCAGGTAGTCCTTATACTACTAGCTTTCATAGAAGTTCCGTGGACACTGGAGCTATCTTGCTTGATACTGATGCTATGGATCACGTATGGCTCAAATTCAACTTACCTCAGCTTATCAGAAAAACCGTTGGAGTCTCTGACCCTAAACCAGCGACAGATTTTGACCATACCATTTACCAAGTTGAAGGTGATATGCACGAACTTGGAGAGCTAGAAGATTCCGAGTTAATTGATCGTAAAGTTATCAAGCGAGATACAGACAGTGCGCTAATGCTAGACCCTGAAATGAGTCTAACCGAAGAGGTCAAAGAATATTTAACCTATATCCTAGAACTTCCAGATGAAACTGTAGAAGCTGTTTTAAAGGAAATGCAGAATTATGCAGAAAAAATTGAGTCATCTTAAAGCAGAAGTTTGGTCACAAACAAACTGTCCAGCTTGCACCGAAGCAAAAAGACTACTAGAGCAAAGATCAATTAGCTACAATGAATGTATGCTTGGTATCAATGGCTATAGTAAAAAAAGATTTAATCGCTAAAGTTCCAAACGCACGTAGTGTACCACAAATCTTCTTAGATGGAGAACTAATTGGCGGATTACACGAATTAAAGAAAAGACTAGTAGAATATGATAACAATCAAAAGGCTGAGTTGGAGTAATGCGTTTAGTTATGGAAAAGATAACACAATAAATTTCGTTGCTGCGCCACTAACGCAGCTTGTAGGAAAGAACGGGCATGGAAAGAGTTCTATAGCCCTAATCCTTGAAGAAGTTTTATTTAATAAAAACTCCAAATCAATCAAAAAAGCGGACATTCTAAACCGCTATGTAAAAGATAAAAACTACAGTATCGAGCTTGAATTTGAGCGAGATGGTACTGAATATCAAATTAAAACTAGTCGTGGTACTAGTCAAACAGTAAAACTGTTTAAAAATGGGGCAGACATTAGCGCGCATACAGCCACAGCTACTTATAAAATGATTGAAGACATTCTAGGGTTTGACCATAAAACATTTAGTCAAATCGTTTATCAATCTAATGCTAGTAGCTTAGAATTCTTGACTGCTGCGGATACTGCTCGTAAAAAGTTTCTAATTGAAATTTTAAATTTAGGCAAGTATACTAGGGCGCAAGAAATCTTCAAAGAAGTAAGCCAAGACTTAAGCAAAGATATTGCGGCAGTACAGTCTCAAGTAAACACTGTAAATAGCTGGCTAGATAAATATTCAAAGATGGATTTATCTCACAAAGCTTACTGCGAAGTGCCAGTAATAGAGGATAGTTTAGTAGCAGAAGTAAATGAGTTAGACTCAAAGATTCGTGGACTAGAATCCACTAATAAGAAGATTACTCAAAATAATACTTATAAACAAATACAGTCCAGAATTAAACTATTTCCTATACCAGAAACCCCAGTAGATACAGTTAGTGAACTAAGTCCAGAAGTAAAATATCTTAATACTAGCTCTATTGAGTTAAGCAAGTCAGTAAAAGACTCAGACGCATTTATTAAGAAAATTGGTGCGCTACACGGAACTTGCCCTACTTGCTTACAGCCTATTGACGAACAAAAAATGGCTACGCTTATAGCAGAACAACAAGCTATACAACAAGAAGCCAGTTCAAAAATAGCCATTATTGCAACTAGATTAAAAGAAATAGATGCAATCAAACAAGAATTTACTGCTAAAACAACAGCTTGGGAAGCTGCTAATAAAGCTCGCGAAGAGTGGGAAAAGTATCATCAGCTAATTAATACTGAGCTACAAGAAGATCTATTAGATAAAAACGAATTAGAATCTAAATTTACCGCTCTGCAAACTGCCCTAGCAAATCTTAAAACTGCAATTGCACAAGCCGAAAAACAAAATGTTGCTGCTAGTGCTCATAATTCCAAAGTTGATACTATTAGTAGTCAACTAACCGAAATGAATGCAGAACTAGAAACTTATAGTTCTAAATTACATGAACTAAGTGAAAAAATGTCTGTGGTAAACGTATTAACTAAAACGTTCTCTACTACAGGTCTAGTTGCTTACAAAATTGAGTGTTTAGTAAAAGATCTAGAAGAAATTACTAACAAATATTTAATTGACCTATCTGACGGCAGATTCCAAATAGGATTTAAAGTTAGTGCTAGTGACAAATTAAATGTAGTTATTACTGATAATGGCAAAGACATTGAAATCTTAGCTCTATCAGGTGGCGAAAAAGCTCGTGTAAATGTGGCAACACTATTAGCTATCAGAAAGCTAATGCAAACGTTGTCTAGTTCAAGAATTAATCTATTGATACTAGATGAAACTGTCGAAACACTAGATGTTGACGGTAAAGAAAAACTAGTAGAAGTATTATTGCGTGAAGAACACCTGAATACTTTCCTTGTTTCACACGGATTTACTCATCCACTACTAGAAAAAGTAAATGTGTCGAAACGTAATAACATCTCACAAATAGAGGTATAATATGATTTTAGAAGAAATTAATGGCTCAGCAGTAGCCACTATTGTTCGCGAAAACGGTGGCACATATGAGCTAAAAGTAGGCGACTACTTTAGCGATCATGAGCGTTCAAGCTTAACTGTAACAGGCAAAGGTACTATTACAGTTCGTGTTGATCCTAATTGCACACTTGAATTTGTTGGCGAAGAAGTAAAAGCAGAAGCTGAAGAAGTTGCTCCTACTGCAGAAACTATTCCTGCAACACAAGAAGTAGCAGTAGCTGATACAGTAGCCGCTACCGAAGCTCCAGTTATTGTGAATCCAAAAGCAAAAGCCTAAATGGTAGATAGCAGAGCAAAAGGTGCTCGCACTGAAACTGTAGTACGTGATGCTCTTAAAAAGCATACAGGATTAGGTTGGGAAAGGGTTCCTGGATCAGGAGCCCTTGACCCTAAACATCAGCTAAAGGCAGACTTATATGTGCCTGGGCGAACTAATCTATATGCGGTAGAAGTAAAAGGTTATGCGGAAGACCATATATCCAGTGCTCTATTAACTGGTAAAAACCCACAGTTAATTGAGTTTTGGAAACAATCAGTGCGGCAAGGCCAACAAGTAAATAAAAAACCGCTATTAGCATTTAAATTTGACCGATCAAAGATATTTGTTGCATTTTTAGATATGCCTACAGCCAGTTACAGATACATATTCGTTGCTGTTGATGGACACGAATTCTATGTAGCACTGCTCGAAGACTGGTTAGTAAACGAGCAACCCAAATTTGTAACTTGACTTGGGATGCAATTTAGGGTATAATATACACTTAAACAACATAATATTACTAAAAATGAGCAAAAGTTTTCAACAAGTATCTGAGCCTGATAATACCTTAATGGTAGTTGATGCGCTCAACCTAGCATTTCGATATAAACATAGTGGAGCTACTGATTTTGCAGTAGATTATCTACGCACAGTTGATAGCCTCAAGAAAAGTTACAAAGCCAAGAAAGTTATCATTGCTTGTGACCAAGGCTCTAGCAGCTATCGCAAAGCAATCTATCCTGAGTACAAACAGAATCGTAAAGATAAATTTGATACTCAAACAGATGCTGAAAAAGCGGCTTTTGAATTATTCTTTGAAGAATTCCAAAAGACCTTGGAGTATATTCAGGAAAATACAGACTATCCAGTTATCAAGTTTCAAGGCGTAGAGGCTGATGATATTGCAGCTTATATTGTAAAACAAAAGTCTAAACTGCCTGTTGACCAGATTTGGTTGATCTCCTCAGATCGTGACTGGGATTTGCTTGTACAACCAGATATTTCAAGATTTAGTTATGTTACCCGAAAAGAAACAACAGTTGATAACTGGGGCGATCACTATGATTTCCAGCCCGAAGACTACATTAGTATTAAATGTCTTACAGGCGATAGTGGTGATAATGTTGCTGGGGTGCCTGGTATTGGACCTAAGCGAGCCGTGGGACTTGTTAATGAATATGGCAGTACTTGGGATATTATTGCGAGTATTCCAATTAGTGGTAAGTATAAATACGTCCAAGAGCTAAACAAGTGTAAAGATCAACTAATGCTAAACTATCAACTAATGGATTTAGTCACTTATAGTGAAGAAGCCATTGGTACTGAAAACTGCAAACAAATTGACGAAACCCTAGAAATTTATTTAAAATGAGCTTTTTTAACATTAATCCAAAATACGATCACAATCGCGGATGCGAAATCAAACAACTAATCCCTTGTTTGGTTGAAGATAAACAATTTCTTCCAAAACGTGCTAATCCCACCGATGCTGGTGCAGATTTAATGAGCATTGAAGATTTGGAAATCTATCCTGGCGAACAAAAACTTGTTGGTACAGGAGTAGCGACAAAAATTCCAGAGGGCTACGCAGGCTTTGTGTTTAACAGAAGCTCTCAAGGAAAAAAGGGAATTACAATCCCTCACAGCGTAGGCGTTATTGATGCGGACTACCGTGGGGAAATCAAAGTTCTGTTAAAAAATATTTCAGAAGACCCTTATAAAATTCAGCGTGGTGATAGAATTGCTCAGCTGGTTATCATGCCAGTTTTGTTACCTGAATTTACAGATATTTGGAACGACACACAACGTGGTACTGGCGGATTCGGCAGTACCGGCACATAAAGGAAATCATGGCAGTCAGCACAAGAGCACAAGTAATTACACGTCGTACATATAATAGACCAACTTCAGACGACGGAAAACAATTTGAAACTTGGCAAGAAACAGTTGCTCGTGTTATCGACCATCAACAGTGGTTATGGGAACGAGCAGTAGGTCGAGACTTAAACGATCAAGAATACGCAGAACTTTATGATCTAGAACAATTAATGTTAGATCGCAAAGTATCAATGAGCGGACGCACACTTTGGCTAGGCGGCACTAGCGTAGCTAAAAATCGTGAAGCATCACAATTTAACTGTAGCTTTACACACGTTGAGACCATTTATGATGTAGTTGACGTTCTGTGGTTGTTACTACAAGGCTGCGGCGTCGGATTCAAGCCAATTGTAGGCACATTAAATGGATTCTCTAAGCCTATTAAAAATATTCGCGTAATTCGTAGCGAACGTACTGAAAAAGGCGGTAATGAGTACAACACTGAAACATTTGACCCAGAAACTAAAACTTGGACAATTCAGGTCGGAGACAGTGCAGAAGCTTGGGCAAAGTCTATTGGAAAGCTTCTTGCGGGTAAGTACCCTGCTGATACTCTCGTACTTGACTTTAGTCAGTTACGACCTGCTGGTGAAAGGTTAAAGGGCTATGGCTGGATTAGTTCAGGTGATAGCGCAATTAGTACTGCTTATGTTGCTATCGCCAATATACTTAATGGTCGTGCTGATAGTTTACTTACTAGGATGGATATTCTTGACATTGTTAACCATCTTGGCACTATTTTATCCAGTCGTCGCAGTGCTGAAATCGCGCTTTTTGATTACGGTCAACCCGAGTGGGAAGAGTTTGCTGTAGCAAAGAAAGATTGGTGGTTGCATAATAATGCTCACCGTACACAGTCTAATAACTCATTAGTATTCAAAGAAAAGCCACTACGCAGTGACTTAGAAAAGATTTTTCAACTAATGTTGGAGGCAGGTGGAAGTGAACCAGGTTTTATCAACGAAGTTGAAGCATTACGCAGAGCCCCTTGGTTTAAGGGCGCAAACCCATGTGTCGAGATCTTGCTCGGAAATAAAAGTTTCTGTAACCTCACAGAAACAGATATCGCCAAGTTCAAGGGCGACACCGCTGGACTCCACGAAGCGATCAGATTGGCGGCTCGTGCAAACTACAGACAAACTTGTGTTAACTTACAGGATGGAATACTGCAAGAATCCTGGCACCTCAACAATTACTTCTTGCGTCTTTGTGGAGTCGGCCTCACGGGCATCGCTAAACGTCCTGATATGACTGGCTATGACTACGAGTACTTAAAGCGTACAGCTACAGGTGCTGCTATTGGTATGGCCCATGAACTAGGCTTACCAGCACCCAAGAATGTTACTTGTATTAAGCCGTCAGGTACACTGTCCAAGATTATGGATACTACCGAAGGTGTACACAAACCGCTAGGAAAGTATATTTTCAACAATGTTCAATTCTCGAAACATGACCCTGTGGTTGAAAAGCTACGTGAAGCGGGTTATCGTGTTATTAATCATCCTGTTGATGATTCTGGAGTACTTGTTACGTTCCCAGTAATGTGGGATGGAGTAGTATTCGATAAAGTTGGTGGCAAAGAAGTTAACATCGAATCTGCGGTATTGCAGTTAGAGCGTTACAAATTGCTACAGACTAGCTGGAATCAGCAAAATACTTCAGTAACAATTAGTTACGATCCTAGTGAAGTACCAGCAATTATTGATTGGCTAATGGATAACTGGGATTGCTATGTTGGCGTAAGTTTTATCTATAGAACAGACCCAACCAAAACTGCTAAAGATTTAGGTTATTTGTATCTTCCACAAGAGGTCGTAACCGAAGAAGACTATATGGAGTATGTAAAGAATCTCCAAGAAGTCGACTTAAACAACACCAACAGCTTCGATGAAATTCTGGATGCTGAGTGTGCAACGGGCGCTTGCCCAATTAAATAACCCTATTTTTTACATAGAACATGAACGATATGAAATTCACCCTAAGCGACCTTTCTGTTGATGAAGTTAACTGCGTTTTAGCTGGTCTACAAGAACTACCAGCAAAAATTGCAAATCCTCTTTCACAGAAGATTCGTGAACAAGCTGAAGCACAATTACCCAAGCAAGAAGCTGCTCCTGCAGAAGCTGCTCCACAGTAATTAAAC